ATGCGTGTCGCAATTATTGCGACTTGCATCGCCACTCCATCGGGCATCAGCTGCAGCTTTTGCGCCGCCCCCATGCGCAGTCGTCGGAAACAGCAACTCATAAAGCTCTTTTCGGCGAGCAGTCTGGTAGGACAGCTCTGCGGCGGTGCATTCCTTGCGGCGCAGTTTCTCGTCGATCATCGCCATTCCGAGGAGCAAACGCTGTTGTGGTCGGGGCCGAGGACCACCCATTCATCGCAGCGAGAGAATTAGCGCCTTCTCCGATTCAGAGACGTCGATATCTTCCCGGTTTCTCTGAGCTCCCTGACGATCGCACGCGCCGCCGCCAATGAAGCCTTTGCTTCGTCATCTGGATGTAACGGCGCCTCGCTCCGATCGGGTTCGACCACGCAGAGTCGCTGCATCTCCTCAATCGCAGCCAGCGTCGTGAAGTCCTTGCCGGCAATACGCATAAGCCGGAGCCTGCCGCGCTTTGCCTCGCGGCGAAGTCCAGCAGGTGTAATCCCTCCATGCGGAAATGCGATCGGAATGATGTCCTTAAGACGCATTGGGGCGTTCGGGTCGGGCTTGTCTTCGTCAGGCTGTGGCATCTGAATTCCTCGCCTTCCGCCGGCCAGCGCCCCCTGGCGCCTGCCGCGGAACCCTGCATCCCTGGCAATGTCGCTTCCGCCGCTAAAAATTCAAGTAGATATTGACGCCTGGTCGACGCGGTCGTAACGGTAATCGCCGCTGTAGCCGTAGTCCCGGCCATAGTCATGGCGGGGGTAACACCTGCCGTAGTAACGGCACGAACGCCAAGCATGGCGCCTGTTCCAGTGGTTGTCTCGCCAATTGCGTCGATGGTTGACCTGCTCAACGGCATCCGTCTGCACTTGCGCCGGCTGAGGCGCGTAGATGGGGGCAGCGCTCACCGGCAACGCGAAAGACACAGCAAGAACAACGCCTGTAAGGGCGGATAAGAGCTTTTCCATCGGGGCCTCCTCCTCGGTGCCAACGAGATTGCGCCGCCGAGGCTGAACTGCCGATGAATGATTGTCCGCATCACAGAAAAGCCCCTCGCCCGCGAAGAGCGAGGGGCTGGCGCCAGCGTAGGCCGTCGCCGTGAGCGCGTTGGTCCGGTGGTGAGCCGGCAGCCGGGGCGGCTGGTGGTGGCAATCTGCGCTCGGTGTTCTTTAAAACTCATTGCGTCGCCAGGACGCGTAACTCAGCCAGTCACGCTCGCCGCGGCTGTTGTTGCAGCGCTTGCATGCCATCGCCAGATTTGCCGGATGGCCCGTACCGCCATCAACGCGGCGCTGCAGGTGCTCCAATGTCGCAGCATATGGCCGCGCAGCATCGTATGGTCGGTACGTCAACACGACCTGCTCTCCGCAGTAGCAGCAGCGCCCTTGCTGCTGCCAGAACAGAAGCCATTTGAAATACCTCGCAGCGCGCGTGTCCATCGCTGCCTCCATTTGGTCGCTCGTTCACGGATTGGCCCGGCCTTGGGTCAGTGACGAGAGAATGAGAGCCACCTCTTCCTCGGTCCAGTGCCAGTATTCGATCAGCTTCAAATATCGCTCTGAGATCGTGATAAGGCGCGGCCCGCCATCGACAAACAGCAATGTCACGGCCCGGCCGCCGTTCGGGCCAGGCGCGAAAAGGTGGCGCTCGAGGACAATGGCTCCGAAGTGACCGCGAGCGACAAGGTGGAGGTCGACGAGATCGCCGACTTCGAATTGGTGCGGCGTCGCCACGTTCTTTGCGTGTTCGGCACGAGCCGCTTCAGTGTCGAGAACTCTGATACCGTCGATTTCGATTATGTCGACATCGAGCAGCGCTTCGTCGTTCGCTACAGATACAGACTGTGTGCGGCAGATCGGTCTTCTTCTTACCAACCCGCGTGGCAATGCAGTTCTGTTGGGTTTGAACTCTTCGGTGCGGACGTGGACGGTCATGGTTGGCTCCTCGTATTGATTAAAATCGCTCAATGCGCTAGAAATTGCTCACCATGATCGATATGTCAAGCGGAATTAATCATCGTGAGCGAAATTAATCAAATTACTGGCCGGCAACTAGCGGCCGCTCGCGCCCTCACGGGGTTAGGACAAGCTGACTTGGCTGCGTTGGCCAGCATTTCAGCCCCAACCCTTCGGCGCATGGAAGCCAGTGAGGGGCCACTCACCGGCATGGCAAACAATATCGCTGCAGTGGTGCGTGTGCTCTACGAACATGGCGTCCTGTTTATCGAGGGGCCCTACTCCGGCGACGGCGGCCCCGGCGTCCGTCTGCGCGACCGCCAGCCATGACCGATCCACTGTCCAAACTCCCGCTTTTCGCTACCGACGACGAGATCGCCATTGCGATAGTCGGCAAGGCGCGGGCATCAAATTGGAGACGCGGAGCGCTTGTTCTGCTTGAGGCGCGAGGATTTCCAAAAGTCGATGCGCTTCATGGCGGCAGGCCGGTGCCGTTGGTGCGCAAGTGGTACAACAAGTACATGGCGCTCGACACTCGTTATGTGCTCCAGACGCTCGAGCCAGCAAAAGAGAACCCAGAGGCATGGAGCCGTTCAAAACGGCAGACGCGCAATGAGCGCAAGCCGCAGCTTGGACTAAGCACCAGATGCCTCTCGGCTTTGCGCCACATGGTCACGCACCCGGATATCCGCACCAGCGCTGAAATTCCCGGTGCCCGCGACTTCACGCTTGAGCAGTTGGCAAGCGCCGGCGCCGTTAAGGAGGGAAAGCCAGACAGCCAAGGCGACCGCACATGGACCGTGACCGACCTAGGTCGGGAAGAGATCACCCGTATTAACGACTGGCATCACGGCAAGGCGCCCCCAAGAAAATAGGAAAAGCCTACAAATTTGTCAGTAGCTTAGGGGGTTTTCGAGTCACTTTCAGACTTGACCGCGTGAATTCGCGCCAATAGCTTACAATTCGCGGCCCACCAATCCGCAAGCTGTTATTCGCGGCGCCCACCACCACAGAGGAGACCATGAGAACGCAGTCGGCATCCGTGCCGCGGCGATAGTCATATCCATTGGTGTGAAAGGCGCGGATATGCCCTTAGTGTTGGTGAAACGATCGGATACGCCGAACTGGTATCTCCGCGGTAGCGTCCGCGGACTGCACGTATATGAGAGCACGAAAACCTCGGACGAAGCGGCCGCCGAAACAATTCGGATTCTGCGGGAAAAGCAACTTCTCGACGAAAGCATTTTCGGGAAGAAGATCAATGTCACTTTCGAACAGGCAGCCAAGGCTTACATCGATAGTGGTGGATCGAAACGATTTCTGCCGAGACTTCTAGCCGCTCTGGGATCCAGACCACTTCGAAAGATCAAGCAGAATGATCTCGATTCGCTGGCGCGCAAACTGCATCCTGACGCCGCGCCGGAGACGCTCAATCGTCAGTGCTATACCCCCTTCATTGCTATCTGGAACCACGCTGTCACGAATGAGTGGGCGGATCTAAGAAAGTGGCAGCGGCCAAGAAGGGCAAGGGGCACTGCCACCCGCAAGGATTTATCACGCAGCGGATCTCAGCCGGTAGATTATGACCGTGCGTCCTTGTTCGTTTCCCATATGTCGCCAGCACCGGCTATGGCCATGACGGCTCTGTTCTATACTGGCCTGCGCCCAATCGAGTTGTTCACGCTCGAGCAGTCAGACGTCAGCGTCGACAAGAGGTGGATCGTTGTTCGCAGCTCCAAGACAGGCGAGCCGCGAGGGGTGCCGATGCACGAATTTCTTGTACCCCTATTCACGTCTCTGCTCAAAAGACGAGACGCGCTGCCGCATGTCTTCAGAAGCTTCAGAGGGCAACCGTATAAATTAGCAGCCGGGAGCGGAGGGCAACTGAGCAGCTCTATGGAGGGAACGCGGCGACGGCTGGCAAAGCAAGGCATCCTGATACTGGACATCTCTCCTTACACAGCCAGACACACAGTCTCTACCCAACTCGTCATCAACGGCGTCCACCCCCACATCAAAGATCAGATAATGGGACACGCCGTCGACAGCATGAGCAGACGATACACCAATGTCCCGCAGGCACCTCTCATCGAAGCTATAAATACATTGCCTGTTCCGCAGACCTGGCGCTCAATTCGGTGGTGGGGCGATCCCCTCGCTTGCTCGCGCAACCACGTTAAGTGGGGAGCTCGCAGCTATGAACACGAGTAACTCCCCTCGCCTCATCGGCCGGAAGGAAGCGGCTGCATACTGTGGAATCTCCCCGACCTGTTTCTCGATGTGGGTGGCTAGCCACAAAATGCCGCCGGCAATACCTGGCACGCGCAAGTGGGACAAACGCGCGATTGACGCGAAGCTGGATGAGATCAGCGGGCTTACCCCTGCTGAGCCGCAGGATCCCTTCGTGAAGTGGATGCGGGAGCATGGCGGAGAGCAAGAGACGGGCCTCCAAGGGTGGCGCCGGGAACGCGATTCGACGCGCGCCGAAGCACCTGCCAGCAATTACGAAGATTGGAAAGCCAAGAAACTTAAGCGCCGGGAGAAATATCGTTCACAGTTGGGATTAGACGCCAAGCTCGAGCGGATTCTGCGGTTCATGTCAGATCACCCGGATTGCGACACCATCGACACCATTCCGGGCGCAGGTCCGGTGACAATCGAATGGCTAGTGGAGAAAAGCGCTGTTCATCTTGTCGGAACTGACGGCCATGCTCTCCGGTACGCTGTCACGGAAGAGGGTCGCGCGGAACTGCACCGCATTCAGAAGTGGAAATCGCTGACGCCGTGAGCGCGTACCAAGGGGCAACAAGCGAATCGCACTTTTGTTGCTGCCCCGCACCTATCCAGCTCCGTCGGTGCCGACGTCTATGTACCGCCCAATCGACCGTAGGTAGGCCACGATCTCCGATTTGAGGAAATCACGGTCGCCGTAGGTTTCCTCAATCTGTTCCAGTTTGCCCTCTACCTTCGCATACTCAGCCGGGGAAAGGTCTGCGTCCCCGAGCACGTATTTGTCGTGACCGACCGCACAGATACCGCAGCCGGTCTCCATGATTTCATCGACGAAGGCGGGAATGTCACTCTCCTTCATCAGCTTTTGTTTGATGCTCTGCGCCATAGGGTTGCTCTCGTTCGCGAATTCGCGCGTAGATTAGACAGGCTGCCGCATCACAGTAAACTCGTAAGAAGTGACAATCCTCGAACCGAGTTCGCCCCGGTTCGTTCCATCAATGCCGCCCCTCGCTGCTCGTGCCTTTGCGTTTTCTACATCAGCTCGAACACTGCCGCCTCGTCGTCCCGCTCCCTGATCCCCTTGAATGACGCATGTCGGAGCTTCCCGTCGTCGGTCCAGGCGCGGTATTCGACCTCCGCGACCAGTACCGGCTCGACAAACACTGCGGCTTTTCTCCTGAGGGCTACGGCCGGCGATTTCGTCGCCATCCCCTCGAGGAGCTTCCGCAGATCTCGCGAGAGATCGTGCGACCAGCCCGTGCCGCAACCGCCGACATAGACGAGCTCTCCGCCCTTCAGCGCGGCAAGCAGAAGCCGACCGAGGTGGCCCGGCACGGTCGACGGCTCGAAGCCGACGATCACGAAACTATCCCGGCGCTTGCAGGTGATCTTCTGCCACCACTCGCCGCGGCCGGAGCGGTAGGGCTTCTCGACGTGTTTGGCGATGATGCCTTCGAGCCCGTGCGCGCAGGCGACGCGGAAAAACTCGTCACCGTCTGCCTGCACCTCTTCCGAAAGGCGAACCGCCCCTTCCCGGCCGGCGACGAGCGGCTCGAGCAACCGCCGGCGCTCGCGCAGGGGCAGCCGGCGAAGGTCGCGGCCGTCGAGATAGAGGAGATCGAAGGCATAGAAGACGATGGCCCCGGCTTCGACCGCGGAAGGAAGGCGCCCGAGTGCCCGCTGAAGCATGCCGAAGTCCGAACGGCCCTTGTCGTCGAGTACGACCGCCTCGCCATCGAGGATAGCGGTTTTGACGGCGAGCCGCCGCGCGTCGTCTACAATCGTGGGAAAGCGTTCTGTCCAGTCGTAGCCGCCGCGTGTGAGGATCCGCACCCGGCCGGGCTCGATGTGAACGGCAATCCGGTATCCGTCCCATTTCACCTCGTAAGCCCAGTCCGACCCCTTCGGCGGCTTGTCGACGAGAGTCGCAAGACAGGGATCGACCCGCGCCGGCATGGGATCGGTCGGAGCGATCTCGCGAGATTTCTTTGAGGATGCTTTTGCCATCAGGCCATTAACGCACAGGCCTGGAAAAAGCCGAATTGACTCTTTCGGCGGAGAGAACATATTAGGAACATTCGACGGCGATGCGGCGCCATTTCATCAACCAGGGGCGAAAACTAGAAAGACGCGCGTCATGCGAACACTTGCCGATGAGATAGGAACCGCGATTGAAGTCGATCTTGCGGTGACGCCCCCGCACCAAAGGCGGGCCTACGCCGGCCTCGACCAGTATCGCCGTCCCGTCGAGGTGCGTGGCGTCCAGGAACTCGCCAAGGGCATTGCCGAATCCTTCGGGGCCTTTGCCATCTTCGATGTCGAGACGGTGCTGCGGGCTCCGGCGATCGCGCCATTCGTTACGCAGACTCTCTACTCGATCCCGCTTGAACTGCGGCGGGCCGCCTGTGACCGCGACCGGCTGAAAGCAGAAGGCGCGCGAAAGGAGATGGCGCGGATAATCTCGGCCGCACTGCTGGCACGATACCATTTCGAGCCTTTGAAGCACGTCGGCGCCTCCTGCCATCCGAATTGGGAACAGGCATTCGAGCAGCAGTTTGGCGCCGGCCGAGGAGGCGATCGCCATGAGTGACGAACTGAACGCGAAACCCCACATCGAGGCCGGTCCGTTTGTCCACTACTGCGAGCAACCGGGCTGCAAGAAATGGGGCAGCTTTGGCTTCGCAATCGGCCGCGGCGAGCCGAACTGGTTCTGCTCTGAGCACCGGCCCGAGTGGAAAGCCGGACCAATCGGCCAGGCGACATTGACGTCGTGGATGGCGCGCGGAATAAGCGAGATATGACCGTAACAATTACAGAAGAACAACGTGAAGCCGCCGACAATTTGCGCGAGTCAATGCATATTCAACAATGCCCATTCGCATGGCAGCCTATCGGGGCCTGATGGCGTTCGAGGTTGGTCTAGCCCGGCTTACTGACGAGAGATCACTTGATAAGTCCGATCGCGTTGAATCCGGTCGTTTGCCTTTTCCAGCAGGAACCGAATGAATATTCGATTTCCCCAGTTGACGTCTAATCCGTGAAGATCTCTGATTTGTCGCTCAGCTTTCCGAGTGTCAGTGCCATACACTCCGTCGAACGGTCCCGGATCAGCACCAGCATAGTAAAGGCAGGCCTGTCTGCCCTTCCATTTTCGACTCCGCACCACATCCCCTTCACCTGGAACGTCGACGAGGTCCTCGATCGCATCTCTGATAATTTGCTCTTTGTCCCCGGCAAATGTTTTACCAACGGAACAGACGAAATAGGAAGCGTCGCCAACGTTCACTTGCGTGGGTGGGGCCGTAGGGCTGGCCAAAAGAGATCCTGCGATCAACGCGGCAGCGACTGCCCTCCCTATCTCCCTGAAGTCTCGGATAAGCAGCCGAAAACGAACCTTGGCTCGAGCGCTCCCATACTCTACGACCTCAACAGAAAGCGATCCGCTGATGGCGTAGTCCGTTGTAAGCCGGAGATTAAACCCGCCGTCATCGGAAAAAATCGCGCCGGCGTCATCAAGAAACATTGACTGACCCGCAAGGGCTTCTTGGGTATCCCAATTCGGATGAAGCCATTCACCTGCTAGCAGGTCGGCAAACGTCAAATGTGCAATGCCGCTGTCGAACTTTGAAAAGATTCCGTAGACGGCGTCGCAAAGTTGCGCCCTTGCCGCCAGCGTGCAGATATCGAGGTAGTCATCCTCACTGAAGCCGGCATTTTGTGGCGTGAGAACAAGAATATCTTCCTCCACGTCCACGCGCACTTCCACGTCGATCCAATCGAACACCGCGCTCATTCGCCCCTCCCCCTACAGCCGCCGAACTTTAGTTCTTCAGCAACCTTGAATATAACGCCGACGTTATGCAATTAAAAGCGGAGATCACTTTCAACTCGTCTTCCGACCGCAAAAACAAAATGCCCCCAGGCCGTTCAGGGCATGGGGGCAAGGATAACCGCAGCATTTTTATGTTCTCGTCGAGCGCGAGGATCGTTGCTCAAAAACCCTGTCCAGCCGCTCGCTTATGGCGTCAATGCGACTGCCGACGCCCTCAATCGCGCGCATGATCTGTGCCGTCTGGGCTTCCATACCGGCCTTCGTTGCATAGGTCTCGGCGGCACGCAGTTTAAAGCCAGCCAAATCCTCGGCCACCCGCTCTGCCCGCTCCTCCGCCGCCTTCACGCGCCCATCTGTGGCCTTCTCGCCTTCCTTGACGCGGCTGTCGATCTTCCACCAGATGCCCCATCCGGCGCCCGCCACTGTAAGGAAGAAAAGCACTGCCTTCATTATTTCTTCTGGGGTCATCTGCGCCCCCTGATGGCTGCTGCAATGGCCTGCACGCCGGCAACACCCGCGCCGGAGCCGAAGATCGACGTAATGATCTGCGTCGCATACGGCTTCACGGAGGGCGGCAAGTCGGAGATTCTGCCGGAGAACAGCAGAACGCTGTCAAGGCACACGGCGCCAAGCCAGAAGCCAACAGGAACCGCGAATAAAGCCCACACAAACCAGAACACGCGCGATTGCATTGACGCTGCGCGATTTTCTGCGTCGGCGATGACGGCGCGCTCGACCACGTTGGCCGTTATGCGCTGGCGCTCCGTCTCGTTGTCAATCGACTTGTCGATGGACGACAGCACCCGGCTAAGCGGGCCGCCCGTGGCCCACTTGAAAATGGCAAGGAGCCACATCAGGGGGCAGCCTTCGGCTTGGTGAAATACATCCACGCGGCCGTAGCAAGGCTTGTAATGCCACCGATAAGTAGCTCAGCGCCCGCTTCGTCGATTGCGCCCTTATAGATCAGAATGCCCGCCACCAACTGCAACGCATGACGCAGCAGCGGCAGAAGATTGGCATCTATACCGTAATTGTTCATTTTGCCTCCTTGCCGCGCCAGGTATTCCAGCGGCGGGCGATAACATCGCGATAGCGGTAAGCCACGTAGCCAAGCGCCAACACCGCGGCACCCAAGGCAATCCAACCCCACGGCAAGCCTGCAGCGAACGCCAACGCGCCGGAGCCAACCGCAGAGCCTGCACCCTTCGTTGCCGCTTCGCGTAGCGCTTTGGCGTCGCGCCGCAACTGCGACAGCGTAGCCGGACCGAGAATACCGTCGGCCTCGAGATGCGGGTGCGCCTTCTGGTATGCGATGACAGCTTCGCGGGTCTTCTCGCCCATCCAGCCGTCGATGGCGCCCGGATTGAAGCCCTTGCTGGTGAGAATTTCCTGCGCCTCTTTGACGACAGCGTCAGGCTTGCGTGGTGGCTTCGGCGTGACTTCTTTGACCGCACCGCCTGTGGCGTAGCGACCGTTGAGGAACAGTTCAGCCTCTTCCTTCCGGCGGCGAACCAGCCCTGGCAGTTTCTTTCCATCTGCCGTGTTGTAGTGGCTGCCAAGATAGGCGGCCGCGCCCTTGATGTCGCCAGCGCGCCAAAGATCGGCCCACCTCCACTGCATCGCGCCAGCGCCGAGGTTGTAGATTGCGCTTACTGCGGCGTCCATCTGGTGCTGCATGCGGTTATTCGGAGACGACGCGACGACGGCGGGCTCGAATTCCTCAGCCAGCACCGCGGCGAAAATGGCGTCGGACTGCGCGGCCGTGATCTTTGTCTTGCCGGGTATCAGCTTGGTGATGCCCAGCCGAGCCAGTGCCCTGCGCACAGCAGCACTGCGCATCGTAAAGCCAGTGCCGATCGTCGGCACGCCAACCGGATCCAGATAACAGGTCAGCGGGTTGCCTTCGTGGCCACGCATAAAGGCGCGCCCACGGGGTGACGTGGTCGTGATGGTCATGGGGAATTCCTATGGTGCGTGAATGATTACGGCGTGCAGCCGCCATCATCCCCGAACATGAGTTCGAGGGTGACAGGGCGAGTTTCCGGAGCCATATGTCACCTTATCGTTTGTGAGAAAGTGTCTGACCGAGGAAGCGAGGCATACGAAATATAACCCCCAAAATATTGGGGTCTAATCTCATTCCAAACCGAACTGGGGAGCCCTAATATGGCGCTCATCACATGGGAGGGGCATTGTGAGGTTTGCTGTCAGTTTTTCGCTCGCCGCGGTCGGCGTTTCGTTTTTGCTTCCGAGCGACGGGTACAAGGCCGCGCTGTTTATCGCCTGCGCGGCCCTGGCGTTCGTTGTCATGGGAGAAGAAGAGCTCGACGCTGACCCCGAGTTCGTGCCACTTGGTCACGGCCCAAACGCTGATGACCAATATCGGGAGGATGATATGGACGATGACGAACGGGCACGCCATTATTCTGGCTACTAACAGGCGCCGCCGGATGCCGTTGCATCTCGGGTAAAGGACAATGCGCCAGCAAGGGAACTTTTGGCGTGTTTCGGTTGGAAAACCACCACTCGCTGGCCCCTGAAAAGGATAGCCAACTTTCCGCGGTCAGTTCACAGATCTTTCTCACTGAAAGGCCCTTCCTTCGACGAAAGAAGAGGCCCGGTATTTTCCAGCTAACGAACTCTAGTCAATCAGCGGCCTTGCAGATCTAAAGGAAGATCATTGCGATGTAGCCATCGACCAAACCTCAGAGCGGGGTGCTTAGCGTCCAGAAAGAATACCGTGGGCTTTTCTTGAAGCTTTAGCTTTAACGTCGTGCCAATGAACGGGGACAACGCCGCCCTGTAAATTCGGAACTTCACACGTGAACGAATACGCTCGTCAGACTCTGAGAAACGTGCTTTCTTCGCCATTCCTCCTTCCGTCTTCCGCGAACCGTCGGAACGCTTTGCCTTCCCTTTTTTTCTAAGTACCCGATCTTCTTCCATCTTCCGCAAGCCGTCTGGACCTACGGCCTGCGCAAAATATGTCTGGCGGCTGGATCGCGTCTTCCAGAACGGCTCCAGCAACGACATCATCTCTGCTGCGGTGGAATGCTCATGCTGCTTGAAAGCATCTAAGAGTTGCGGGTCCTTATAGTCGTGCACGCCTTCACCAAGATCTCCGGAGACTACGAGATGACATGCAACGAGCGCCAAGCCCAAGCGCTCGTCGCCAGTCTCCATAAACCGGTTCCAAACGTTGAAAAACACGTCCCACTGAGCGTTCATCGCGTCGGCGCGCTTCTCTTCGTACGAACGATTTCGTTGGCATAACTTCAATGCCCGGTGAGCGCCAAAGTGGAAGGCCTGAAACGGAGATGGGTCCGGTGAGTGATAGAAGTAAGCCCGATCAGTTCGCTCAACGATAACACGTTTTCCAGGCCGCTTCGGGCTGGGATCTACGAAAAGCCCCTCGGCCGATATGTTCCATGACACCCGGTTACTAAAAGCATGGACGCCAATGATTTGCTTTCCAGTCATCCAGTCATCGCACGCGACAACAAAGTGATCCAGCTCCGGATCAGAGTTAAACCGCTTCACGATCTCTTCCAAGACGGTCTCATCAGCGAAGACCATATCGGCGTCTAGCTTCAAGAAGATATGATACCTTCCGCTGTTATCCATGATCTCATTGTAGAGGGCTTGATGCGATTCAACGTTGCCGAGCCCGCTGAATACTTTGTGCGTCCACCTCTTGTAATTCTGATTCTCGAGTGATCGCTTTGATTGTGCGAACTCGTTCTCGCCAGAATGCAGCGTAAGCACCGACACATCTGGTGTTCGCGACCAAGGCCGAACTATTCTTGGAGGCACTCCGTCGATTGCAACAGTTCTCTTCTCCAGCGCTAGCCTTCGGATATCAGCGCCTCCATCCTCAAATGCCCTTGTAAGTTCTTCGATTGTCATTCCACGAATTGCATCATCTAGATGCAGGTAACTTTCCCTCATCAACAGAAGGTATCTAAGATACCTGAGGGACCCATCATCCAGCGCTCGTTTACCATCAACAATCGTAGCAAAATGATTCTTATAAGTCTCGAATACCCTTCTACTAAACGCGTCGTGATACTTTCCGTACAGACCGCGCTGAATAAAGAAGTCCTTCACAAAGTCAAGTTCTCGGTACTTATCAAGCTTGTGCTTATCGCTAGTTTTATTTGTGACCGAATCTGATCGAACCAAATACTTATAGTAAACACCACCAATGACGTTTACGTTCTTCGCGTACGCAAAGATTCGGGGGGTCGTCGCTGCATCCTGATAGTATATGTGATCGGGAAAGAATATTTCATTCTCAATATACAGCGAGGTCCGCCACAACTTGTTCCAGAATGCGGGGTTAGCGATCTTGTACGGGTCCTGATCGTCGGGAATTGGATCCAGTGATCTGACTGACTGCATGTGTTTCGACAACACCTTCCCAGTCTCGTCGACCCTTTCATAACCGCTTACGACGACGTCGTAATGGCCATCTTGAGTGCCCGCGTAAAGTGCCTCAAGCATCGTGGGAGCAATGTAGTCATCGCTGTCGACGCTTGCGATATATGGCGCCTTCGCGTGCAAGATACCCGTGTTGCGCGCTCCGCCTAGGCCGCGATTTTCCATGTGGTGAATAAGCTTAATACGACTGTCTTCGGTGGCTAGACGCCGCACAATGAGGGCACTGTTATCTGGAGAGCAGTCGTCAACGCAGAGGATCTCTATGTCCGTAAAGGATTGCTCCATAATCGAGCGGACGCACTTTTCGACAAATCGCTCAGTTTTGAAAAGGGGAACTATTACCGAAATTTTGGGGTTCATTTAAGTGCCGTTCAGGTTGCAGAAAACGGGCACTATTTGGTGCAATATCTTCCAGCAGTCAACTATAAGATTGCACCCGAATGAAGCTGCTCCCTAACGCCACACCTTTAAGTCGGACCGCTGCGCAACTTGAGATTTGATCCGTTCATGTGTTTCGACTGATATGGCAGGGAAGCGATCATAGTGGAACTCGCAATAGATTGTTTTGACCAGATCAATTGCATCAGTATCTAGCATGCGTTGGAGAAGCTTATACTCGGAGCCCTCAATGTCGATTTTCATAGTAATGTGAACGTTTTCAGTGAACGTGTCCAACAACCAGCGAGACAGATCGATAGTTTCGACCAGCACATACTTCTCATACGATATTTCAAACTCGGGGTAATCCGGCATAGAACGTTTGCCGTCGATCAAGGTCGAAGAAAGATCATGACCTAGGTAAAACCGCCTTACTCCATCCAGAATCCAGGCAGCTTTTTCAAATATCAGGACACTGTCATCATTAAACCGCGCTCGCAAATTTTGCGCGAGACTAGGGTTTGGTTCAAACCCGTATATGAGCGCCTCCGGGTTCTTCTCCGCGAAATTCGCAATAGTCTCTCCGACATTTGCACCAAGATCTATGTAAACCTCACGCGAACCCATAACACACCATTTCCTACTAAAAGCGCCTGTTTCACTGTCATGGTGTTATGCAAGACCCAATACAGACTTGCAAGGATTGTGCGGAGTTTCGAACGCGCGCCCCGCGCGTATTGCTAACCTTGTTCTCCAGAGATGGGACCACGGCGCTGAAGCCGTTTAAGTTGACTCTTTGGGGGGAACCGTTCTTCTAGCGCCGACAGAATCCGTGCTGTCCCAAACCGGCAAGAAAGGTACCCAGTAAACAATGACCGATACTACCATCTACCCCGAGCTTGACCCGTCGATCGCAAAAATGCTCGACGCCTCGGAAAACAAGTATGTGATCGGACAACGCGAGCGCATTAAGTTGTCGATTAGGTATGCGCTCCGACACGGTGTGGTTAAAGGAGACGTTCTCGACGTAGGTGGCCATTCCGGAGGCGAAGTGCATGACGCTTGGCGTATGGCCTTTCCAAATGCAAGAATCATACCGACGACAACCGATCTTCACGATCCGTTGCCGTTCGAAAGCGGGTCGTTTGACGGGTGCATTGCGGGCGAGATTTTCGAGCACATCGGCGACAAGGATTTCCGCACGTCCATAAAAAACTTCAGCGGTGTAATTAATCTTCTGGTCGAGATCTTGAGGGTACTGAAGCCGGGCGGTCGGTGCTTTCTAACAACCCCGAATGCTTGCTCTTTTAAGAATATTGCGCTGGCGATGTGCAACACCCATCCATTTATGTACACCCTTCACTATCGTGAATACGCAAAGCATGAAATCGAGAAGATGCTTGCCTTCAGTAAGGCTCAGATCGTCACGTTTGAGACCAACGACGTCTTCCGCCAAGCAAACGAGTTCGTCGAGGCGATTAAGAAGTTCTGTGAGGAACACAAGCTGCCGATGAATGACCGTGGTAACGACTTCTTCTTGGTATTCGAAAAGCCACTCGACTGGCAGGTGCCCGAAATCCCCAACAATACGGCGCACATCGTCTATCCGGACGACAGGCGGGAAAAATTCATCCGGCCTTGGTCAATGAACGAGAAAAAGCGCTACGTCGGCGAGGTGTGATCAGCGGGGATAGTTTATTTCCGATCGTCGCCGACTTCACGCTAAATAGGCATAACGGAATACTTGCGAAGCGCCGGCACGATTCTCAACGCGAAGATTGCCGGCGATCACGCCTACCGTAACGTTCAAGTCAGTCCCGGTCGTGCCGGTTACGTCCGTGTTGACCGCAACGAAGTTCGCCCCGCCGAATTGCTTCGCCGCCGAGAATGCCGCGGTTCCCGTATCGTAAAAGACTGCACCTGACCTGAGCGGATCGGGGAAGTTCCCGTTTTCCGTGGTGCCGCAGCAGGTGATCACGCACAGACCGCCGTTCTTCGGCGTCGGAATGCTTGCCGCGGCGTCATCGGCAATGGTGACCGTTCCGGCGAATAGTAGGTTCGCTTGAACACGGCCGGATGCGTCCAGGATTACCTGCGAACCGCCCGTCTCGTCTTCGAAGATGTAACGATCCGTGCTCTTCCTGAAGCGGTGACCGACATACGATCCGAATCGGCGAACCATATAGTCATCGTCGGTCGACGTGCTCGGAGTGAACACGCCCGACGCCGCAGAATAGCGCTGACCAGTCAACGACGAGTCACGCGTCTGATTGGGCGAGAAGTCCACCCCGTAGCTGGAGTTACCCTGGAATGTCACATCTACGCTGTCGGTGGTCGCAACCATGCGAGACCCGGTAGAATTCGGCAGAGCTACCCCGCCTACATTGATTTCCTTACTCTCCTCGTAGCAGCCATCGAACTGGATTTCCGAGCACTTGCCGAAAATCATGTTGATGTCATCTCGGCCGATGAAGGTTGAATTCAGGAACTGAATACCGCGCATCGTGTCGCCGGATATCTCCAGAGCGCCAGACGGGGAAGCGAACGGCGTCGTAAGGAAGCTCGACGTTGCCAGGTGCCTCGACTGATGCCAAAGGCCGCGCACAAGGCAGTTGATGAAATCCGTGCCAGCGAAGCCCCAGTTGTTGCCGACGACGGTTTCCGGACTGCGGATCGTGATGCCCCGGAAGCCCTGAAAGTGAGACCGGATCGCATGGCCGATTTCGTTCGAAGGAACCTTGCCGTCGCCGATGTTGTGCGCAGTGACGAGTAGCCCCGATTTCCGCCAGTGACCACTTACGTTGCAATCTTCGATCTGCCACCAGTCCGCATTGCGTGCCCAGACACCAACATCCCAGTCATCTGAGAGGCCGCCTGTGGTCCCCGCATACCCCGTGACGCCGTTGAAGTTCGGATAGATGCCAAGCCCCTTGAGGCCGGACGCCTTGCCGAGAATCACCGCCGCACTGAAGCTGGCCGTTAGGTCGAGCGTCCTGTAGGTGTCGCCCCGCGTCCCGCTGTCGGCCAAGTATGCCGTCCCTGCGTCAGGGTTTGCGACCGACGTAGAAGTGGCACCAGCAATCGCGTGCTCCTTCGTGCCAGTTCCGGCGAAAAGCAGCTTTGTCTTGTGAGCAAATTCGTAGCCACGGCCCTGTCCAATCAATTCCACGCCGTCTGGAATGACGAGTTTTCGGGTGAGCACAAACGAGCCGGTAGTAATTTCGCACTTGACCCCGGCGGCCGCCATCGCCTCGAAAGCCGAGGTGCTGTCATTCACGCCAGCCGGATCGGCGCCGCCGGGAGCATCGAGGATGCAGTAAGTATCCGTGGCGCGGGCCTTCATCGTGCGCAGCGTGCCGCTCGGCCAGACGGCAACCGCTGCGCCTACGCCCTCCGCGGCGGCCGCTGATGCTGCTGCCGCTGCCGCTGAAGCCGCTGCCGCCGTCTGCGCTGCCTCAGCCTGCGCGATAATCGCGCTCGAAACCTGATCGCTCACAAGGCGGAACGTCGACCCCGAAACGATGCCGAGCACAATCATGCCGGCTACCAGCCCGCCAACGGTGATGTCATTGCCAGCGTTCGTCTTGACCGCGAGCGCAGATCCGCCGTTGAAGCTGACCGTTACGGGTGACGCAGTGTTCGCCTCGAACACGCTCATCATGACTAGAGCGCTGGACGATACCGGAATGCTCGTCGTCGCCTGGATGGCGTTCGGAGCGCCGGCGCCGGCGTCGGAAGCGATGATGAAAGAGAACGGCAACGGCAGGATCAGCGACCACGAGCCGGCGCCCGAAGCCCCAGACTTCCGGTAAATGCCATTATAAGCAACGGTGGGGTCCGCGTAGACCCACGCGGTCTTGTCCGCGGTATGAGCCAGGTCCGCAAACAAGAGTGCGCGAGTGGCCTTAGCGATCGATCCGGCGCCAGAGGAATAAGCGTCAATAGCCGCTTCGTACTGAGCAAGGAGCGTACGAATTTCAGACTTGGCCGGCTGCAGCGGAGACCCAAACGGCCCATCTGCGTAAACTGTTTCAGCGTTCGGAGAGAATGCCACGGAGGACTCCTGAAAAGAAAAGCCCCGGCGCTAGCCAGGGCTTGAAAGTTGATGCTGTTGTGTGGCGTAGGCGCCGGCAGACGCGGCTGACCGGCAGTGTTAGGTCACGGTAAACGTGCCAGTAGCAGCGGCTGTGCCTTCAATGCCGGAATGGTTGATCGACACTATCCAGCCATAATAGGTGCCAGCGACGAACGACCTAGCGGTCGAGTCCGCACTCGATGATGCGCCATATTCTGGCGGCCCCGCGTAGCTCGCCGTGCCGAAGCTATCGACTGTGTTCCAGTAGATTTTCGCACCAGCGTAATTGCTGCTGTTCGGAGCGGTCCAATTGAACGTTGCTGAGCCTACGCCGCCCGTCGCGCTCGGAGAGTTAACTACGCCCGGTGGAGTCGGATCGGCGGTCGACGTCACTTCTTCCGTAACCGACCAGTTGGAGTACTTTCCGCTGGACGCCTTGAAAGCAACCTGAACCTCGAGTTCCTGATCGACAGGAACCGTGTTGGTGTTCAGGTTGATGTACCCGCCTGATGGGTCGGCACCAGGGAACGCCTGCTCAATCCAAGCACCCGGGGTACCGGCGCCGATATCTGCAACGCGGTAGCGGACTACCGGGATAAAGCTATCGTCAGCCGGGTCGATGACAACGACACGGATGTAGACCGAGTTGTTGCTCGCCCTCGCCTGAATGAGGTTGATGACCGGAGTCGGAATATTCGACGCGTTAACGGCCGGCGGGACTGGAGGCTGCTGCCCCTCTTCTGTTGTTGGATTCCAGTCGTCGATGCCGTCAGGCTGCTCGACGAAGTCCATCGAAAATCCGCCCTTGGTTAGGGCCAGCACAGACCTACGGTTCTCGAGAAGCTTACCATCTAACCGCGGTAGGCGGTTCGGCGTTTCCAGCCTAACCCACCGCGCGTAGACAGCGTTGATGCCGGAGAGCCGAATATCGAGGCTTCCCTTGACCTTCTGGCGCAGCCGCAACCAGTCTCGCTTGCCGAGTCTTCGCGCTTGCCGCCATTGGTGGCACCACTCGTAGCTGCCTTCCTGCGTCAGAACGCGGCCGGCGCTTAGCTGCGCGGCTGTGTCCTCGAAGAAGTCAGTGTCGCAGCTCGTGTAATTGGTCGCCGGATAAGTGAACTTCGGCACAAGCCGGTTGCACTCGTCCTCGAAAAGCACGTCGTACTGGACCTGATGACCAACGATGTCGGCATCGGTCAGCGTTGCCGTCCTGCTTTCGCGGAACTTGCCGACCGTTAAGATGCGGGCTCCATCGCCGCGTGCGACCAAGTGGCCGTCGCAGGTCGAGAGAATCGCGTTCAGCCCTGACTTCGGGCCATTCTCTGTCGTGTCCCAGCCGTTGCACTCGTAGCGCGGTTCTGTGCCACCGCCTTTTAGCGGCACCAGCTCCTCGCAAACGTCGGCCTCTTCCTTCCATAGGTCGATAACCGGAAGCAACGCCTTCGTGTAATCGAGGCCAAAGCCGAATTCGTTGAAACATAGATGCCAGGCGCAGATGACCGCGGAGTTGCGAGACCAAGTCCAAGTGCTCTGATCTTCAGGATCTTGCGCCGGATCGCGGAAGTCCCAGCAGACTGCGCCGTCGATCTCTACCGAAGGAGATGGGGCGCCGTATGGAAATGCCGTCTGCTGATCCTGCGCGTCGGCGTTGTGCGCACGCATAGCAAGTGAAGCCTGACCGTCACCTCTGTGGGCGTTGGTCCAGATGCCGTCAGCGCCAAGCGCCGAGACAAGCTCCGAATACGGCGTTTCTGGATTGTCGCCGAGGCGGGTGTATAGCCGCACGCTAGCCGAGCCCGCGCCGTACCTGCCGCCTGTCGTCAGCGGAGTGACAACGTCATCAACAACCGTCACCTCATCATCGTTCAGGTAGAACCTGTTGAAAGACTTTATCTTGTGGCCGGCGATAGCCTGCACAGAATAGAGGTTGGACCCCACGGCCTCCCACATCATGCGCGCGCCAGCCAGTCGCGTACGGCCGACAGCGTAGACGCGGAAGGGAATCGCCTGGTTCAGCGGAGACCTGCCGTCTTCCGGCTTCGGCGGCTTTGGCGTTTGCGCCATAAGCGCCTGAAGGCCGATAGAAATGGCAGTCGTTGCGATTGCAGAGGCAATCGATGCGTAACTGATTGTCGTGGCGCCGATGGCGAAGCCGCCGGAGCCAAGCACCGCCGTGAAAATCGGCGTGAAGATTGGGTCGAACATGACTTCGCTGTAAAGCGAAGTGGTGCTGCCGAGACCGTAGCGCTGCAGCATCATGCGGTGATGGAAACTCATTCTTTGCGATCTCCATCAGGCGCGCGCCATACGGTAATGTGGTCTAGCTTCTTGGCAACGACTCCGGAGGGCGACAGCAGTGCCCAAAGTGGCCCGAAACGAATTGCGCAGACTTCCTTGGTCTCGCCGTCCAGTCCTGCCGGTGCCCTTACGACACCGACGTCACCATCTTGCGGGTGCTGGACGCGTTTGAAGCCCATCGGCTCCAATGCTGCTGCGGCGAACGCAACAACGCCCCCTGCCCTCGTCAGGATGTCGTGGGCGCCCTTTGCCGTGCTGTAGGTGCCGCGGTACTCCTCTGCCGGGTCGACCCCCACGCTCTCCTGCAGCCATGTGCCGCAGAACGTCGTGCAGTCGTCACCGCCCATCCCGCCCCACCGAAAACGGTGTGGCAGGGCCAGAAAATCGTGCAATGTCATGAATACCTCGGCGCTACGGCCTAGAAGTTTGGCCAGACCGGCTGAACGCCCCTGGCAAGTCGGCTGGTGCCGTCGCAGAACTTGTCGGTTTCTGAGATCGCCTTCTGGTGAGGAGATGACCAGACGGAGCGCGCGCCGCGAGACCGGGTCGCCTCGCCGGCAACAACGGCCAGAGACAGCGTCAGCGTTACGGACTGCCCGCTTGGCGTTGCTGGCGACGACTCCGACACATGCGAGGCCGTGCCTGTCCAAATCGGAATGACGTTGCTCATCGGCTGGTAGTATTGGTCCAGCGTCGTGATGCCCATTTGCACAGCAGCGCCACGCACGGCAGGCAGGGTGTCGATCATTCTCGCGGCGGACGTAGGGTCGATGCCTGAGAGCGTGAACTCAACACTGTCCGCCGTGCCGTTCACCAGCACCTCGAGCGTCGGCACGCCGACCAACTTGCCGCCGCCTAGGTAGACCGTCCCAGTCGGGTCGATGCTATCGAAGTTGGCCGGAATATCGTTGATCCCGAACCACATATGCAACGACGGCGTGGTGCCGATGCGCAGGAAGATTCCGAGCTGATGGCTGCCCCGCAGCTCGCTGATGACGTTGTCCGGAACCCAGCCCATCAGAATGCCTCAACGAACTGGATGGATTGCTGTGTCACAAAGAAGGCTTCCACTACCGAAGGAAGCGTGAAATCAGACTTGAACTTCGCGACGAACCGCGGTCGCGCGAACTCGACTCGCGTGCCGACGGCGACTGCCTCGCGCAACGGCGGCGCGATCGCCAGCGTGTAGACGGGGTTGTCCTCTGTCGTCTTGCTTATCACCTGCCAGTAGCGGTAAGCGCGCCAGCCTTTTGTCGGATGATATATGGAGAACCAATCTGACCAACGGAGCGGCCTATCGAGGCCGTACACGCGCATCTTTATGATGCCTGCATTCAGTGACGCTGCTTCGGTGATCTCGCCGTAGACCGTCGCCTGACTGTAGCCGGCACCATCCGAGAAATAAGAGCCGTCAGAGTGCGTGATGCCGCTGACGATGGGCGCAGGCAGCTTGTTGACAGTCGGAAAAGGCCCAAACCAATCGGTAATGATCGGCACGTTGATGAAGCGGAACCCGCCGTTAAGGCGGGCTCCAAGCCAATTCACGTACTCGTAGTGCTCTGGGTTCTTGATTTTACAATCTTCATATGTAGCGATGACGATGCCGCCGCCGCTCATCTCAATCGTCTGCCCCTCGCCTACGCCGTTACGGCCACCATCAATCGATGATCCAGTGACGTCATAGATAGTCTTCGCCGGCCCAATGAAATTGGCTTCCAGCGTCGGCTGGTTCGTATAGACAGCCATCGATCAACCCTTCTGGCTAGTGTACCTGCTCTGCATGGTGCCGAAGCCGCCGCGGCGCTGGTTCTCGTTGTACTGGCTAAGCCCCTCGCCGACGCCCTGCTTGACCAGCGTGCGAATGTGCTCGTCGCCGCTCGCGCCGCTGACATGCACCTGTAAGACGCCAGGTTGCACGTTGTTGCTTGCCGATGCTCCACGCCCGTTAAGGCGAGGTGCACGCGGGGCGCCAACCATGCCGCCGCTGGCGTAGCCGCGAAGACGTTCGAGCGTAGGCACGCCGATGCGGCTGACCGCAGCAGCGTCGAAGACGTACTCGCCCTTGTGGACAATGCCGGCAGGCGTGTACTTGCCGCCCGTACCGGTAAAACCGCCATTGGCGAATAACCCAATGCCGCCGCTTGCTGCCAACTGTGCAGATCCGCCGAAACCGGCGCCTGTGATCAGCGACAGCCACGAGGATCCGCCAAGACCGCCAGCGGCACCCATATTCTGGGTGATCGCTGCCAAACCGGAATTGAACCCGCCAAGCCCGTTAACTGCGCCCGCTGCGGTTTCGCCCATCTTGGCAATCTGGGTGTTGAACTTGGCGACGTAGGAATTTCCGGTCGTGCCAAGAATGTCGGCACCCATGCCGCCCTTGCCAACGGAGCCAGGGCCGCCAAACCAAGCCTGAGCAGCGCCGGATGCGCCGAACTTGTCGGCGTAGCCTCCGAAGCGGTGGTTGAAGATGGCGTCCTGTGCGGACTTGTCGCCAAGGAATTCACTTGCCGACAGCCGCCTTCCGAGAGCGGCCTCGGACCAAGGGCCGATATTGTTGCCCATGACCTGATAAGCGCCGTACGCTCGGTCGCCATTGCGAGTAACTGGGCCAAGTGCCCCGTAGTTGCCACCGCTCTCAATAGCCTGGATGGCTTTGGCATACATTCCAATATTGCCAACCGCAGGCAGCGCACTCCGCGTCACCGCCCCCACAGGAGCCGCGAACGTCGTGGTCGCAGCAGAAGACGCTACGGCAGCGATGCCACCGCCCTTGCCACCACCACCAAGGAGAGCCGAGGCAAGAGCGCCACCGATCTGCTCAAACAAGCTATCCAGCGACTTCTGCATGGCATTGGCTGCGGCGTTCTTGACCGCATCAGCGAAGGATTCGCCGATGCTCTTGCCGCCAGTAAGAATGCCGCTGCTGAATTCCGATAGGAACGACTGCGTAATGTCGGACAGTTCTTCCTGTTGGAACCTGTTGCGGATCATCGCGGCATTGTTGCCGCCAAGATCCTCATCAAGTCCGTAGGACCGCAGCCGCAGCTTGACTGCCTGCTCTTGTTTAGAAAGGCCGGCAAAGGCGGAGTCGTCCAGCAAATCCTGCTGCAACTTGGCCTGGGACAAGGCTTGCGAGTACTTGCTGTATAGCTCGACCTTCTTCTCGATCTCGGCGCGCTGCTCGGCGCTGAGCGACCGACCCTTGTCTTCCGCCTCCTGCAGTAGCTCGAGCCGAAAGCGTGCAGCGTCGGTCTGGACGCCGTATTCTCCGGTTAGTTCTGTCTCGAGTTGCAGCTGCGCGATACGATCGTCTGCGCTCTTGATTAGATCGCGATAGGCGTTCGCTGCGCGCTGTGCGGCTGTCTCGGTTTTCTTGTTGTCTTGCGGTTCGTCGCCAAGTTGAATCGGCTTTGTGCCCGGTATCGGAACGGCCGTGCGCCTACCATCAGGGTTGATGACGGTCGGGTTTTCGTTCGCCTTGCGACGCTGCTCGTCAAGATAGTCAAAGTACGCGTCTTGTTCAGCGCTATTGATGCGGAAGCCACGAGAGGCGCTGGCTGCCTGCGCGGCCTCTTGGCGGTACTTCCCCGCCTCGGCCGAAGCCCTGCTGATAGCCGGAATAAGAGCTTCAAAGACTTTTAGGTACTTTTCAAGCTCGGGCGTCGCGTAGTCTCCGATGACCGCAGCGAGCTCCCGCTGCACTTTCTCGGCCATCTCCGCGGTCGCGTTGCCGTTATCAATACCGGTCGTTAGTTCGTTAAACGCTCGCTGAAGACTAGTGACCTTCTCCGTTTCCTGCCCCATCTGCGTGAGGCGGGATACAATGTCGCCTATTTCGGTGTTTACGTCGCCAAGCTGCATTCGCAGTTCAGCCCACTGCTCGTCGGCGGCAACCTCTGCTGCCGCTTGCCGGTCTTTATCGTCCGCAAGCCGTTGTCGCTCGTCGTTATATGCCTTGAGCGCCGGGAGCGCGTCACCCCACTTGGAGACAACGGCCTGTACGAGTTCTGCTTCCTTCTGCAGCGTCTTTTCTGACTTCTCGCCTCCCAATTCCAGCGAACTGAAATACTGGATTGCCGCGGCTCCACCGGCCACAAGGCCAATCGTAACAAGCGAAACGGGGCTTATGAGAGACGCAAATGCAGCGGCCAAACCAGCCACGACCTGCCTTCCGTTGCCCATAGTGCCGAGCACAGAGGACAACTGCGTGCCCTGCTGGAGGGCAATCTGGAGCGGATTCATGCCCATTGCCGATGTCACGGCGATGTCCTGAAACTGAGCCGCGATGTTGGCGGTCTGAAATCCTTGGGACGAGCCACCGCGCGGCGTAGCAGCCAGAGCCGCATTACGCCCCTTAATGGCGGCCGTGCTGGCTAGCGCAGCCTGCCGCTCACGCTGGATGGCCGATGCCATCTCGTCTGCAGAGATGGCGCCGAGGGCGTGAGCTCGTTTAATATCGGCAACGGCCGACTTGTAATTGTTGATCGTTGCGAACAGCGGCGAGTAGCGAGCGCGAAGGCGCTCAAGTTCCTTGCCCTGGTCGGCTAGTGCGCCGCTCCACTCCTTGGCGCCTCGCGTGCCGATCCCGACCATGCCGTCGATGCGCTTTTGCAGCGCAGACGACATGGAATCGTCGATGCCGCGACCGAGATCATTGAACTGCTTTTCGACCTTTCCGGTGGTCGAAGATATGTCTGCCTCAAGCCTTTTGAGGCTTCGCTTGACCGTAGCAAGATCAGTGCTGATGGAAATTACAAGATCATCTGTCTTTTCAACCATCAGGCGAGTATCCTAGAAGTAGAAAAGCCCGCGTCGTGGCGGGCTGAGGGGGATTGGATGGCGCAACTGCTTTGCAAGGAATGCGGAAAATACAAACCGGAGAAAGAGGTTCAGCTAAGCATTTGCGACGACTGCTTTAAGTATGGAGCGCCACGGAAAACCCAGCAATCGGCGGCACTTCAGCCTGCCGCACCCACGGTGTCTGTCGATGCAGATCACATAATTCTCACCACGTCGATCGACATACCCAACCGATCAATCGAACGCGTGGTCTCGATTGTCGCTGCGAGGCCGCGCTCGGAATGAATGTGTTTCGGGACATTGCGAACAACTGGCGCGACTTCGTAGGAGGCCGGTCAAACTCTGCTCAAAAGTCACTCAAGGAGGCGCGCACAGTCTGCCTAGACGAGCTTAGGCGAGAAGCCTCGGCGCTTGGCGCTGATGCCGTCATCGCGGTAGATCTCGATTACAATGAGCTGACGACGGGTGGCGCCGGCATTCTGTTCGTCGCCGCTACCGGAACTGCAGTAAAGCTGGCGCCACTGGTGCCAACTCCCTAACCATACTTGGCCAGCAGTGCGTTCATTTCGCCACCAGACGGCGCGCTCTGCTCACCTTCCCCGCTATTTGCTTCATTGCGGCCGTGGATTGCCTCAAAGAACTCGGTCAGGGAGGCGTCCCAAAAATCAGCGGGACGCCAGCCAAGACCACCGAGCGCAATGCGCATCCAGTCGCGCCAAGGGAATGGCGCGCTTACTTCGTCGCGTCCGCGACCGCTTCGACGTTTCCCTCATCACCATCATCGAAATGATGAGCGAGGGCAGCGTTGAATGCTGCGGCGCAGTCCTTGAAATGCTTCAGTTTGAGCTTCTGAATCGCGGCAAGCCGATCGCCTTTGATGGTCAGCAATTCAATGCCAGCCAACACGGCGGCCGCCTCAACACCAGACAGGCGCATGAAGAGATCCTGAAAGGACTTGCAGTCCAGCCTCGTCGACACAGCGGCGAGACCGGACATTGTGGCGGCGATGACTAGTTCAACGCCGTCGATCGTCAGCAGAACTTCGCCGCGGGCGCCGTTCACCATTACGCTCTCCTCTTTAGCCATTAATTACACCTCGGCCGTAAAGGTCAGTTCTCCGGCTGCGACGAAAGTCGCGCTGAATTCCATGTTCGGCTCAACGTCGCCTTCAAAGCTAAAGTCGGTAATCATCCAGCTGCCTTCATAGGTGCCGTCTCCAGGAACAACAACCTGCGCATTGAAGGCGCTGGCAGAGCGGACATAGCCCATGAAGGTCGTCATTGCTGCGCCGGCAACGAACGCGCCAGAGCCGGAAAAAGTACGATTCGAGATGCCGGGACGGCTGGTCTTCTGTACCGGGCCGCCGGGATTGGTGCAGCTCGGCACGGTAGTGTCTATCTCGTTCGCCGACATGTTGAAGCTGCGAGTCTTCAGGCCGCAAAGGTTGCTGTACACCTCTGGAGTCGCGCCGTCGCCAATTTTAATAAGAAGCAGTCTGCCAAGTTGCTGACCAGTTGCCATGTGTAGGTTCCTTCATATGAAAAACCCGGCACATGGCCGGGATGGTGGGGTGTGGTTTTTGGTGACCGCAGCGCCGCAGACGCGCCGCAGCTACGGCTTCTCAACATTGGCCACGAAGTTGATAACAGCGTGACTGGTAAGCCCGGCGGGGTCGCGAAAAACCCGCGTCTGGCGGTGCATGATCGAAATAAGTCGATTTGTTGCTAGCGTCAGCGGCGCCAGATGCAGGGAATTCGCCATTGCATCAGCGATCCGCTTAACTTCTGGAAATCCGACGGCCTGTGACCATCCGTGCATCGTCAAGTAGACTTCGCCGCCGCTGACGCATGTAGCGTCGTCACGCAAGAACTGCGCTTCGCCGATCGTCACGTATGGAAACGTTACGGGAGACGGAGGCTGGTCGTAGACGCGCCCAGATATTAGCGCCGTCAAGGCAGCATCCGCCTTCAGGCGCGCAACGATCTCGACCTGCAGTTCCCACTCTGGACTGGCCATCAGCGTTTACCCTGCGCTTCCCTGACGCCTTTGTTGACGGCCGCCAGCAGTTTACGGCGGGCCGCCTTGCGGTAGGCTCGCCACGTATGAAAGACATGCGGTTGCGCCGCTGTGCCGGGGTGCATCTGCGCTTCACCGCTGAAGCTGATGTTGCCGCCGCCTGGGGCGACATTGTGCGGGGCAGTTCCGAATTCCAAGAAACGCCAGATGTATTTGGCGAAGATGCCGGCTGCATCCTTGTCCTTGGTCTGCGTAATGCCGATCTGCTTTTTGTCAGGGTTATCCGCCAGCCGAGCACCTTGGATGCTGGCCGCGTAGTCGCCAGTTGCACCGCGTGGCGCCTTAGCAGCAATCCGTGTGGCGGCTTCCTTGGCAATCTCGAGTTTCGCCTCAGCGGCGTATTTCTCGACAGCCGGTGCTAACTCGTTCAGCCTCCGTGTAAGGGCCTCGCGACCCAAAACCTTCGCCTTGATCGCCATTACGTCGCCACACCATCATCAACTAGCAGGTCGAGCCACGCGTTTTTCTGGTCTGGGTTGGTGACGGTCCTGATATTCATCACGCGCGACGCGTTGCGAGCATCCACAATGCGCCATGCGGTAGTCACCTCGCGCGCAGCAGCGCAACTGCGAATCCGAACCGTGTACGGCTGAACTCCGACAAGACGAGCAGCCTGTACTGGCTCGCCGCCCCTAAGGGGTATTAGCTCGGCCGCTACCGTGAATACGGTTTCATAAGGTCCTGAGACCTCATTCCCTGCCCCGTCGTCAACGGCCTCACGCTTCTGGAAGTGCAGGCGCTGGCGCATGCCGCCTGCGCTTGCTTTCTTGACCATCCGTGATCTCCTTACGAGGCGCCGCAATCTTCACTGCTACGCCTTTGTTGATGGCCTCGTCGGCGCAGGCCCTTGTGACGTTGAGCGCCATTCCGGCTTTGTAGGCGATGGTGAAGCCAGGCTGGACCCAATTGAAGTTGGCGCTAAACCTCACCCAGGCCATTAGGCGAGCGTCACGCCAGGATCTTGGATGTCGACAGCGAGAACGGTCGTCGACTTCGCAATGCCAACCTGAACGGCATCCATCCCCGTCGCCAGGTCGGCGCGAGGGCAAAGGCCGCCCGCGGTCCCGCTGAGCCAGTAATCGGTGCCCGCGACCAGCGTTGCGCCGATCGTGATGTCACCAGACTTGTGGATCGACACGGGCTGGTTCAGCGACGCGCCATTCAGCGAAATGCCGTGAACGGTGCGTGTGCCGGTGCCGTTGTTGTCGGAGAGAAGCCACTTGTTTGTGGCTGCGTCCAAATAAATTAGCTGGCCAGCCGTTATGGTGGCGCCAGCGGTGCCAACGTCGCGCGTGGAGTTCGTGCCGCCGACGACAAGGGCGGAATTTATGCTCAAATCGGCCATGAAATGTCCTTTTCAGTCAGGCCACCCGGCCGACTCTGTAGCGTTCAAGAATTGATGCGACGCCCAGCGGCAGCTCAGCCAAGCCGCCGTCCGCTACCGCCTCACGGTTTTCGTAGAAGTGGCCAACGAGCAGCAGCAGCGCCCATCGAAGATCCTGCGGCAAGGTTTCATGGCCGCATTCAAATGTGACCTTCACCGCTCCCGGTTCGCACGTGATAGTAGGCCAAGCGGTATCGCGAGCCGACCAAATTCGTAGCGGCTGCTGGTCCAGGTCGTATCGCAGACCCGATACCGGCTGTTCGAGTCCAGCACCGTCCCGGTACGTGATTGACGTGACGCCGGTCACTGGGCCTAGCGGAACGATGATCTCACAAGGAAATTGGTCAAGCGACAGCCGCCAGGTCTGCGAAAGCAGCGCAATGCCAATGCCGCTCGGGCCTTCGATCGATGCTTCCGCGGCTGCAATCAAAGACGTGATGTCATCGTCGTCATCGTCGTGGAATACGCGCAGATGGCGCTTGGCCTCTGCGAGGGTCACGGCCGGTCCTGCCGGCGCAACCGTTCTGACCAGCCGTGTCCATTCGTTCATTTTCGACGCCTTTTGGTGGCTGTCTCGAGTGGCGGCCGCAAAACCGCTGTTTCTGCGGCGGTTGCGGCTGCGGCTGACTCTTCAACGGGCTCGCACTTGCGCTCCCACCCAGCGCCGACCTTCGCGGCAAAAACGTCGGCGTCGACGATCTGCCCCCAGCCAAAGGTGAAGCCATCTCCGGCGAGGCTTGATGTAACTCGTACGTTCATGAGGTGGTCGGGCGGCGCTTGGCCGCCCGCTCCCTATTAGGCTGCGGCGTGCTGCAGAACTTTGACTGCGCCGGCATCGAGCAGTTCGCCGTCGAGGCGAGTGAAGCCGATGAAGCCGGTCTGGTCGTAATCGGCGTAGCGCTCCACGAGGCGGCGGATCGCAAATTCACGAACCATCCGGACGACGTAGCGATTGAACGCGCCAAACGCGACGGACTTGTTGGATGCGCCGATCGCAGCCATCGCCTGGTTGATAGAATAGGGCTTGTCGAGAATGGTCGCCGGAGCGCCAGTCCTCACGTCGGCCGGCTGCCAGATATAATTTCCGGTGACGGTGTCCTTGATCTTTCTGAGCGACTTCAGCGTGCCGTCGTTGAACATGAAGCGAACCGACGGGTCATCGCGGTACGCAGGATCGACCTCGTGAAACAGCTCGATCATGTCGTCGAAGGTGAGCGCAGCGGCAGCAGCAACGCCGGTCACAGCGGTGGCTGCCGTAACGATTCCGTTCGGCTTCGCCGAGCCGTCGCCGACCGTCAGGTGGCGGTTGCCGATGCGGCCAATTCGCTCCGCCATCGCGGAACGTACGGTCCCTTCGACGTCGATAGCCGAATCCTGCAGAAGCTCTGCCGAGACCAGCACGACACCAGAGGTGTACTTGTAGGCCTCGAGCGTCTTCGTGCCGAATGCCACTTCCGTCTCCGTCACCTGCGTATTTTCGCCGATGAGCGAACCCTCGTTAGAGGTGTCGTCCATCGTCGGCCATGGGATCGAATTGCCGGCGGTCGTGGTCAGCACCCGCGTAACGCCTGGATCCAGCATCGGGCCCCAAGCCTTGAGCGACTTGACCAGTTCGGCCATGAAGCCTTCCGGCACGAGGTAGCCGCCCTTGGAGTCGGTACCGACAGCCTGAGCGCGCATCTCGCGAACGACCTTCCGCTCCTCAGCGGGCATGTCTTCGAGGCCATGACGGAGATAGCTCCGGAACGCCGCAGTGCGGGCTTCGTCGGCGTTCTCGTGCCGGCCGCCCTGCACCGATCGATCTTCACCGTTCGGACGGCGGTCGTCAGCGGCGTTCAGGTCGCGCTCACGGGCCTCCAGAGCCTCCTCGCGCCTGATGCGCGCTTCAAGGCGGTCATATTCGGCCATTGCGGCGTCGTGCTGGGATTCGAGTTCGGCGACGCGTGCCTCTGCCGTGTCGTCCTTGATATCAGCAAGGAGCGCGCGAGCGTCGGAAACAAGTTTCTGCTGCTTTTCGCGCAGTTCAGTAATGTTGGACATGTAGTCTCCATACGAAAAGAGCCCGCGGAAGCGAGCTCAGTGGGATCAGTTTTTGGTGGGCGACAGCGCTTGGTCAGCGCGTGCTGCGGACCCTGAGATCAAGGTCCATCTTCAGGCGGGCTCTGTTAGCCGCCCTGCTTACCGGCGCTGCCGCCGGATCTGTGTTTTCTTCGTTGCCAGAACGAGCGTCCCGCCACTCCTGTAGCGAGCGCTTGCCGATCTCCGTGTCGTCGTATGCCGGCCACGCAACGGCGGAGACTTCAAACAGGTCGACGGCCTCGATCGTGCGCGTCGGTGGGTCGATGGTTTCGTCCCACGACTGCTTAGTCACAGAAAACCCGAACGACATCCCGCTAATGTCGCCCCTTTCAACCAGCTCCCAAAGGTCGTTGCCGTCGGTCGTGTTCGGAATATCGATCTCGACGCGAAGACCCTTGCTGTCCTCTGACAGGCGAAGCGTACCGCTCTTGGTGCGTCCGATCACGCGCCCCATGTCATGGTCGACGAGGGCTCGCACGTCTCCGCTGATTGATTCGGCGAAGGCGCCCGGAGCAATTCGCTCCGTCCACCATCCGCCAATATCGGCATCGCTGTTGAAGACAGCAGCATACCCGACGAGCGTACGCTTCTCATCTTCCGCGCGAGTCTCGACGCCTAGCGTGCCGCCACGTTTTTCGATCTTGGTCATGCGGCATCCACCTCATCGTCTGGATTGTTGTCGTTTGCAGTATCCGGCTTTGCTGCCGTGCTCTGCATGCCGAGAGGCACCGTGGCGCCTTGGATATGAAGCTTCTCTGCCTCGCCGCCGTGCGCTGGCCAGTTCTCCATCGCACGCACCTCGTCAGGGGTGTTGATCGCGTTCTGGATCGCTTTGGCGTAGCCTTCCATGCGGGTCTTGAAGTCTCCGCGAAGCAGGCCGTCGATATTGAACTCGACAAACTTGGTGCGGTTTCGCGCCGAGAACAGCTTAAGATTCAACTCCTGCTCCCACGCCTTAACCCACTGGGATATAAGGTGTTTTACTAGGTTCAGGTCTTGCTGCTCTGTGTTGCTGAACGTGCCGTGGGTCAAATCCTGCAGGAAGACCGGCGGAATCCCGTAAATTCGGGCGACTTCCTCCACCTGGAATCGGCGAGCCTCCTCCATCTGCGATTTGTCAGGATCAACCCCTACAGGCTTCAATTCATGCCCTGTCGGCATGATCATGACGTTTCGTCGCTCGGCGTTGGCGTCTCGCACCGCCTTCTCGACGTCTTGCGACGCCCTCGTGGCGGCTGCTGGCGATGGCATAGGCCCATAAAGAGCCAACGGCGGCACGCCACCGTTCGCGAAGAACTTGCGTGCGTACTCTTCCAACGCAAGAGCTAGACCGACTGCACCCTTCAGCTTCGTCACAGGGTCGACGTGAGACACGCCGTCGGGCTTCAGCATGAACGTTAGGTCGATGACCTCGCCTGCCGTGTACGTGACTTTCCGCGCTCCGTCTTCGTAGTGGTACAGCTTGCGGCCGTTCTTCCGCTCAATCGTCAGTTTGTCAGCATCGAGCGGCCAGATATTCATCACCCTGCCGGCCTTGTTTCGCTCAATAAACGAAACGCCGCGCCCCCGCAGCAAAACACTAATCATCATGCCTTTGCGCCACATAAACGACGTCAATTCGTCGTTTGGCGCATCATGCAGGATGCCGTAAAGCGGATCGGTCTCGACGGTGTCGCGTCCGTCGTCGCTCTTACGGAAAACCTGCAGGGGAAGGCTGGCAATCGTATTTGCGATGAAGTTGACCGCGCACCACACGGCTGGCACCTCAAGCGCCGTCTCGTGTGACACGACAACTCCGGCGACCCCATTCCAGTCGTCCATCAAGGTGCGCCAGGCGCCCACATCTGATAGGGGGACGCTTGGGTTTTCTAGACTCGCTCGCGTTTCCGCGGCGGCCTGCCTTTTATTAAATGGCCACATCAAACCACCGCTATTTTGAAGTTGGGATCTTCCCAGGGGGACGGGGCCTGCGCACCACCAAACGCGCGCAGGTGCAAGCCAAGAACCATGATGAGGGCGATCGCGCCGTCAATCTTGTTCTCTGCCCGCTCCTTGCGCGGGTAGACGTTCTCTTTCGCGTCGTAATGGCCGACAACGTTGCCTACCATCCATGACAGAGGATCACGTGGGCCAGAGTTGTGCGCCAACTTGCCAGACCGCATAAGCGCATCCAGTTCCTTGGTGGGCTCCGAGAAGTTCTGAACCGTCTGCCGATATTCAACAGCATTCGCCCCCTGCTCAACGAGATGGTTGGCCATCTGCTGGGCTTGCCAAGGATCGTATGCGATCTCGAGAACCTCGAACCGCGTTGAAAGGTCGATGATGTCTGCCTCGATGCGATCGATGTCGATCACGTCACCAGGCGTCGCAATCAGTTTGCCTTCGGCCTCCCACCCTTTATAGGAGTCATTCCGGCTCTCGATGATTGCTTGTTCCGGGACGTAAAACTTAGCGAACGGGTAAATCTTTCCATCGCGCTCAAACAAAGCAACGACGGCCGCGATATCTACCTTTGACGCCAAGTCCACAGCAACGCGACACGGATGACCGGCGAAGTCCTCGATATCGAGATCCTCGTCAAAGCACCTATCCCATGCACGCATATCGTAAAGCGCTTCGTTCGTCTGAATCCAGACGTTCAGATGCTTTGTCAGAAAGTTAGCCTGCGAAGCTGGCGACGACATAGCCTTGCGGCATAGGGCGGCTACGTGCTCCGGTTCTACGGAAATCCCGTAGTTAGGATTTGCCTTCCGCCAGGTTGCCTCTTCGGTCCAGTCGTCGTCCTTGTCGATTGTGTAGATGATGCCAAAATACGTGTCGTCTTCGGCAGTCTTCTTCAGCAGGTTGATCGTATACGCGCGATGCTCGTAACAAATACCCGTCTTGTCGGCGCCGGCCGTTGTTATGGCCCATACCATCGACTGATTGCGTTTGCCCGCACCCGTTTCGATAGCGTCGTAAACGCTTCGGTCGCGGTGGGCGTGCAGTTCGTCGATCAGGGCAAAGTGGACGTTCTTACCGTCCAGGGAGTCGGCGTCAGCCGAAAGGGCTTCGAAGTAACTGTTGGATCGCATCTGAATGATGCGGTGCGCTTCGACATCGATCCCAAGGGCGTTCCGCAGCCCTGTGGCTCGCCGCAACATCGCCTGCGCAGCCGCGAATGCCACCTTTGCCTGGTCGCGTGTCCTCGCTGCGGAGTAGACTTCCGCGCCGCCTTCTTTTTCGCCGAAGCCGCAATAGAGCGCCGGGCCATCGGAAAGGGTTGTCTTGCCGTTGCCTCTCGGCACCTCTGTATATGCACGCCGATAGCGGCGCTTGCCATTGTCGTGGCGTAGCCAGCCGAACGCTGTGGTGAGGATGAAAGACTGCCACGGCTCGAGCGTTAGGTTCTGGCCGGCCAGCGGGCCTTTGATGTGCGGCAGAAAGCACGTGAACGTGCAGACCTTCTGAGCGGCATCGTGATCGAAATAATAGGCCCACCCCTCAGCGGCCTTCGCCAAGTCATCCAATTGTCTCTGGCATGCCTGCTTGACGTACTCGCAGGCCGACACTCGGCCAGCAACCACGTCTAAGGCATAGGAATACCCTGCCGCGACGTGCGGATGCTTCTCGACATCGATTTCCATGATCTCACTTAAAGTCTGCGAACGGATCCGCCTCCGGCTCCTTGGCGCCAGGCGCCTGAACCTTGCTGCGATCGGTCGGGCTGAATCCAAGCTTCGACAGAGCGGTGATTAGCTTGGATATACCGCCGCCGTCCAACGCCCCCCTCCGGAACATGGACATGAGTTTGACGGCAATCTCCAGCATGAGTCGATCCGCGTCAGTCAGCCAAAAGCCATAGCCGGCGAGCTCATCCCAGAGCTTCCGTTCATCAGCGTCGAAAAGTTCAGGGGCCGCGCCCACCGGACCATTCGGTCTCGGCTCGTTTTTCCGCGCGGTCTTGCGTTGCGGATCTTTCTTGAAGGCGCCCTTCAATTCGAGGGCAGCCGTCGGCTTCCTCGGCCTTGCCATGGCACCAAACTCCGATTTCGAATTTTGCGGACGTGAATTTTTTCTTAGGCCGCCGGTAGGCCGCCCAACGGGCTGAGCGATGTTCCACGCCCTCCCCGTTGCGCTCCTCGCGCTGCTTGGCGCTGTTATGGTGATGAGCACAGAGGGACTGGAACGGACCAGACCAAAAGAGTTCTTCGCTGCCGCGGTGAGGTGTCACGTGGTCACATACGGTAGCGGCTTCGACGACCTCATCCTCGAGGCACATGACGCAGAGAGGATGAGCGCTCAACTGCGCTTCTCGGATCAATCGCCAACGCTTGGTGCCGTACCAGGCGCGCCAGGGCGTATCGTATCTGCCGCGATCTGCGTCGCGTTTGCGCTCAAGAGTGGAGCGTTGATGTGTTGGCTGAAAGCGAGGTGGTCGTGAAGGCATGAGGAACCTGCGATTCCCGTCGAGCGGTCAGTCAGAGAAAGGATACCTTTAATGGCAGACGACAGTGATCGATGCGGAAAAGAAAACCCCGCCTTAAAAGGCGGGGTCGCATTGTATCCAGGTGTTCCCGTGTCACGGGAACATTCGATCCGCTTTCGCTGTGCCGAGAATCTTCCCGTTGCCGTCCAGAGCCTTAACGGTGAAGCGATACTTGTGCTTCCCGGACGGAGGGCATGGTCCCTTGTAGCGGAACGCTCCATACGGCAGCGATTTCTGCCCTTCATACGCAACCTTCCCGCCCCCATGAAGGAAGTTCGGCGCGTTCTGGTCTTTCATTCGGATGTCAAGCTGAACTGTGCCGTCCGGCACGCCCGAAAGTGTCATTGGCGGCGAGCTACCGTCGAAGCACTTCTTTGTCGGTCCCCAATCGAAGGAGACACTCATCCCAGCATGAGCAACGCCCGTGAGCGCGAGCGTCAGAACGCAAGTCAAGATAGTTCGCAATTTTCCCTCTCCTATGTGCCCGAATCGGATCACAATTGGAGATTATTTGCGGTGTAGCTGAATTGACAATCTCAACTTGCCCTCGCCATGAAATAAAGCGGCCAGCTCAACCACTTAAGGGAGCCGGCCGCATGATCGCCAAGGCTGCGAGAGGAGGACGCGCCCAGGCAATGGGGTAAACGACACGAAGGCGGAATGGATCCCGCGTTGGCGTAGATCGCCAACCCCTTGCAAGCGCGTCGTATGAGTAACCAGACGGGGTGCGCTATTGCTAAGCGTGTCTAGTCTTGTGGGTGGGAGTGGCCGACCGCTGCAGACGGTACGCTGCCTGTGCTGGCAGGTGGCCATCCCGACGAATGCCCGTGACGAACCACGGGCAACTCGCTGGTAGTTCCCGCATTCATCGCTGACGCGGGCTCGGTCGCAAATGAATCTGCGCACCGAAAAAGTAGACCCGGCGCTGTGGCCGGGTCGTTAAAATATCTTTCAACTAGATACGTCACATCGCGCCACGAATGGGCACCCGTGGTTCAACTTTTTTGTTGTCGTTCGCGGCAGCCAGTGTCTTAGCGGCTTCGATGAGCGCCGCCTTCCCCGCGCGGTCCGCATATCCCTCGGCGTAACCTAGCCGCAGGCCGATTGATTTCAACGTCCCACGAGCGGCGACCTCTTCGACCACTGACGCGACCTCGCCCTGGCGAACTTCGGGCGCTTCCCAGGCCTGTGCTCCACTAGATGAGTTGCCGCTTGGACGTGAAATCCCACCGAGGAATCCAGCGCCTTTGGCCACAGCGGTCTCGCATTTCGTTGCTGGTGCCGGCAGTTCATCGAACGATACGGAACCGTCCACACCCAAACTGCGCAGCAGCTCGCGGTTTGCTTCAACGCCAGCCTGCGGATCGAGCATAGGCGGCAGGACTGGTCTGTCGGACACGTTCCTCGGGAACGACGCGGCTTGCATAGGCGACGGTGTGGTCGCCCTTGTTTCGAGATAGCGTTGCGGGCTGCGGTGCGATGAATTGCTGCCGCTGCCAGCCTTGACGCGATCGACGGGCCGAAGCTTGTGCCCCTTTGCTGTCGATCCCCATTCAACGAGCAGGCCGTCGCGGAACTTCAGCGAGCCTAAGTTGATGCGCTCGCCGTCTTCATCAGCTTCTACTACGAGGCCCGCACCCACATGGCGCACGCCATTCCCGACATAGACGCGGAAGGCATCGCTGGCGGCCTTCATCAGTTCGCCGACGGCAGGCCGAATTTCCTGGCTATTATCCTCGGCATCCGCGGACCAGTTGCTGGACGGCTTTGGTAACGCTGCGGCCAGCGCCGGCGCGAGCTCTGGGAAGCTATCGAAAAGCCATCTCAGCGCTGGAAGCGTGCCGCGGTAGCGAGGCTGGCGAGCTTTGCGGGGTTCGTTGTCGTTGGCTGCCGTGAGCGGGCGTTCCGCTGTGAAGGCGTCACTGAACGTTTTGAATTTCAATTGGCATCCTCCTCGGTTGCTTTGCCGGTGACCAGCCGGATTCGCTCGTTGTCGTTTGCAGCCACAAGCGACCCCGCATCCGTGATGGTCGGACGCATGGCCGCCGCGTCGTTCAGTTTTTCGAAACCTGCCCGCTGCCCGCGAGGTAGATGGAAATCGCGCGTCATTGCAGGGGCTGCTCCGCGGCCGGGGAATGGGCCGCCTTGAGTGCGATGGGAATTTCTGATCATGAGTGCTCCTGCTGAAATGGGGCACAGAAAGGATCCTGCTTCGGCAACGAGCAGGAAGTGGCGGAATCGGAATGCATGAGAAAAACCACTATATATAGTTGTTTTACAAAAATGTCAACTACATATTGTGTTTTTCGACGCGCTATGGCATGATTGATCGCCGCGAGGAGTCCCAAAGAGCGGGGTAGATTAGACCTTGATAATCAACAGATCCCTACTTGCTCGCGTGACTGCGGTGTAAAGCCACCTGCGCCAATTTTCACGGAACGCATCGGATTCATCGAACACGCACACTTTCTCCCATTCCGACCCTTGCGACTTGTGCGCGGTCATTGCCCATGACCATTGCGCATAAACCAGAGGGCGCGCCGCGTAATCCTCAGTGCGCTGTCGCGCTTTAAACTCGTGCTCGCCCTCGAATGGTAGCTTCCAAAGTGAGGCGCCCGGCAGCCTGGTCTGCTTGCCGTCTACGGACGTGATCGTTACGGGATAATCAATAGCGTACTCATCTTTGTAGTAGGGTCTGATTTCGCTCTCGCGCGTTCTGTCTTCCTCAACGCGTATTTCGGCGCCGTTCGCGATGAATTGGTCGCCAATGAAAATATTGCGAAGAACGACCAGCTTTTCATCTTTCGCCCCCATCGGGAATGTGTGCCTTATCCCATACTTGCGCTTCATGTACTCATTGATCGCGAAGCGGGTTGCATTCTTTCCGCAAATAATCCTGTCGAAGTATTCAGGGTATTCTACGCCTGCCTTCTCAAATATTTGTTGAATGTCTCCGCGGCAGCCTCTTCCGTCAACGTAAGCGACGTGGTCAACTTCCGATACGCCGAAACCAAACTGCTCGCCGCTCCTGACCATGGTGGCTAGATCCAATATGGTTGAATCACCCTTTTGGCGAACGACTTTCTCCAGCATCACGTCCGGGTTAGGGACGTCAGTAACAAGCAACGGCTCCTTGCTCCTGCTATCATCAACTGGCGGGAGCTGGCCTGGGTCACCGACAAGCATGAGTGGCAGTTCAAGCGACACGAGGTCGTTGTAAATTTCGTTTGTGACCATGCTGCACTCGTCGATGATGATGATCTTTACTCTGGAATCGATCGCCGTCGTGCCCTTGAACGAGAACCGCGGCTTGGGCCGCGACGAGGAGTCCTGCATCAGAGATTCAACCGTCTCCAATCGCCGAAGATATGCCTCCCGATTCTCTAGCGAATTCATCTTGAGCTTGGCGCGAATGCTGATCGCCTCCCTTTCAAGCGCTTCGTAAACCGAGTCGTCCTCGCCCGTCTGCGAATAGAGCGCTCGATGAATTGTCTGCGCGTCGTGGCCCTTCCTGATCAGCACCGACGCTGCCTTGCCGGTGGGAGCCAAAAATAGGACTTCAGATGGGTCTACATTAAGCTCTTCAAGAAGAGCCTGCTGGACCGTGGACTTGCCTGTGCCGGCGTATCCGAACAGGCGGAACACTTGTTGCGTCTCCCGCCCCCCGGTGAACCAAGCCTTGGCTTTGGCTATCGCCGCCTTTTGATCGGCCGACAGGATGATGGAATTTTCCATGCTGCTCTCTCCTCATCTCGATCGTTCCCGAGTTCCCAAATTTCCCCTGTTATATAAAGGGGGTGGCTTTTGGGCCGAAAAAGCCTTGCTTTCTTGAGAACTTGGGAACTCGGGAACTAAGGGAAAAAATGAAGAAATATATTTATCATCTATATGATATTATTATATTTTCTTTGTTTTTCCCAGTTCCCAAGGTTTGGTAAAATGACCGTACACTTGGGAACTGGGGGTGTGTTTTTGTGCCCTCCAGTTCCCATTTCCCGTCAATCTTCCTGATCTTGGGAAGCAATCATAAGCTTCGACCCGTCCCCTTCCTCCGAGATGTCAACGACGTCGCCCGACATGTACAGCCACGTCATGGCCGCGGTATAGTCAGTCGTGGACGCGTGTTTGATGCCGGCCAGCCGCATCAACCTGCTTCGGTAGAGCGTGCCGCCCTTGGCTTTTCTGAGGGCCTCCAAAATGGCATTCCTCAGCTCCTCCTGATCCGAGCCTGCCATGTTCTTCACGCCCAGTTCCATGATGCCGATCGACTTGAAAACGATGGCCCATCCCCACTCCACGTCCTCGACAGTCACAAAAGGCCTCCAGGGGTTGCGGCTAATCGCTCGCAGTGTCGCAAGGCGAATTGTGTTCTCGGCCGCTCGGCCACGTATCTTGCTCTCCGTGTCGTCCCAAGCATGGCTATGCTGCCATAGAAAGACGGCGTTCCACGCCTCGTGGGCGGGGCTTCCAAGTCCGCCCTCAAACGGAACTCGGTGTTTTGCCTTCGCAGACTTCCCAGGCTCCTCAACCTTTGCCGGAAAGCTGGAGACGGCTTTTTGCAGGTCGTGCACGATAGATACGGGAGGCGAATTGTCAGCAGACAGGTCGGGCGGTTGGACACCGTCCGGATGTGGCGAAGACTCCACAAACAAAAATCGATTCAGGAACCCATCGCTGACGCTGTCTTGGGATAGTCCTTTGTATAAGGTCTCGGCGGTCGTCATGCTGAGCACACTCAACGCAGGGCCGATAATCGGGGAGTCGTCCTTTTTCGTGTCAGCGTTTGCGTAAGCTTTGCCGTCAAACACGTCGTTGGCCCGATCATAGATCGTCAGCATGAACTTCCGAATTGACGAGGCGGCAGGATCCGGCTTTTTCGAATTAACACCCTGCAACGTCAGACCGAATTCGTCCATTACTGCGACAACCGAGGAATTCTTCCGCAGTATACGTTCGAAAGCGGCGAACGATGTGGGGTCGCTATTAGACACCACGCCTCCAGGAACAGCTTTGTCTGCAAGCGCCCTGATGGCGCTGGGTGGCCTCCCCTTGCCGCCCGCAGTCCTGACGATAGTTGTCATGAAGACATTTACGCCGGCCTTCGTGGGGGTTAGCGCACGACTGCCAAAGATGCCGGCCATCAGGGCTATCGACGAAGCGAGAGAGAGCTCCGACACTTTGACGACGGCCGTCGAAGTGATCCAACGGGCGATGTCCTCTATCAACCCGCCAGCAGCCGCGGGGTTATACGGATCCGGATGCATCGCCGGCGTTTCCGGAAGCTGCCGCTTGTTGTCATTGGCAGCTACGAGTTCTCTCACGGGATGGTAGGCCGTTTCAGGCTGCTTGTGCTTGTTACCAGATAGCATCTTGCCGATCAGTCCAGCATACCGACTGTGGTCCACCGGCGGTCGCTCGTCACCGACCCTCGCCCGCAGCCAGTCGGCTGCCTCGCTTGGGCTTATGCCGAGTACGACAGAAACAATATCAACGGGATTGTATCCTCGGTTGCCGTCGGCGTAGTCGCAAATCCCATCCGGCGAAAAGCACACGGAGAGCCCGCGATTCGCGCCCGTCTTGCCTGTCGAGGACGTAGATGGCCTAAAGTCTGCTCGAGCCAGGTAGCCTTGATCATAGGTGCGCGTGCCAGACAGCCCCAGAGCCGGGACCCACGCGCCGAGGTTGGCCATGGCCTTGGCCTTTAGCTCAGCCCATATGCCGTCGCCGGCAGGCGCCTGTTGTTCCGTCGGCTGGTATACCGCCTGGGGCTTTGTTGTTCTAGGAGGGATAATCGGCGTCCCATGCGCGGACAGGAATGCTTCCGCTTCTGCGACAAACCCGTCGATCGCTCCCGGAGTGATTTCCGGCAACTCGGCAAGCGGAACGTCTAACGGTGATGGGCCAATCCATTGGTAGGCGCCACCCGTTTCTGGGTGTTCGCCAAACACGATGATCTGCTGCCCATCGCCCATGACCTCGACTTGGTTCTTGAGATCGTGGACACGGTACGCCTTTGTCGATGCCTTCTTCCTCGCTTCCGAGGCGCGAAACAGCAGAGTGATTTTCGGCGCCTTCCCGATGCGCCGCAGCGCTTTTTCAGCGCCTGGAATCTCCTCGGCCATCGCAAGCAATGCGGCGGCAGTATCGGGATCTAGCGCGTCGATGTCGACGGCAACGACAGTGCCGCAGAGTATCCCTGTGTTTCGATATGTGGGGTTTGCGGCCGTAAGACGAGAAATCTCTTCTGCGGAGCTAACCGGCGTGCGCCACCCTGCGACATCGGAAATCTTGCCGCGTGCTAAGACGGGAGAATAACCGTTTCTGTAGATGGCGAGCCGGAGCTCTTCGACGGAGAGATCAGGCGTTTGCTTTGATGCGATCATGCGACTTCCGGTCCTTTTCGAGTTCTAGAACTGCGATCTGAGTAATTTGCGCAGCGGCCTCCTTCGAGAAGGTCACGCATCGCTTGGACCCGGCGTTCGGCCCGTAAGAAAGTCGAGTCCCGTCGACGGATTCCACGAGCCGCATTCCGCTGACTCGGACATGCGGCGACAGCTCGATGTCAAATGTCGCTATCGTTTTGTAAGCGGCATCCTGGACGGGTGGCGCCCGTTCAATGCGTAAGATGCGCAAAAATCCTCCTCGCCGGCGCCGAGGGCCGGTCGTGCTTGTGTTTAGCAATGCATGGTTTAGGTCATTAACTGTCGAGTGCCGATCGACAAGGATCAGGCACCGCGATTGGCTTTGCGGCCGTTAGTCCGGCCATATTTTGATGTGGGTTCTGATGCCGGCAGACTCGAGCACGGCGGCCATGGCCCGCGATGCTGCCTCGAGAACAACAATGTTCTGAATGTCGCCGCTGATGTCTGGGTACACAATCCATCCAGGGTGGCCTGCTTGGCCGATTCGAGCAGCGCGAAGGTGTCTGACAAACGGATGTCGAGCATCTCTGATTAGCACGGCGGACATGCCACAGTACCCGCCGCCACATCCTTTGACAGGACCGATGGCGTTTTGAGCGGCCACGTTTGCGGAGTGAAGTAGGGCGATTGCTTCTTCGTAGCTCATGCTGCGGCCCTTGCGGCAATCTTATTATCTATCCAGGCCTGAACTTCTGCGCGCACGAAGGCCACGCGGCGCTCCCCCAGTTCGACAGCAACCGGGAAGCGCCCCTCGGCGCGGTAGCGGTTCAGCATCGTTCGAGACATGCTGGTCATTCTGCATGCGTGGTTCAGCGAAATCAAAACAGGCTCGTTGTCGTTCGCGGCGTTCATGGCGTCTCCTCTGATCTTAAAGAGCTCTCCGAATCGAGAACTAATAAATGCAAGATAGACATTAATGACAAAAATGTCAATACTGTATTGCGCACATTATTGATTTATGCCATCTTGGGCAAAATTTGAGGTTCGTGGATATGGCGTCGCAAAAGGAATTGATCGCGGTTGTGGCCGACAATATGGGGGTGCCGAAAGAGACCGTCACAGTTGTTGACCGATATCTCGCAGAGGCGGGTCTTCGCACCCGCGCACTGAGGGGGCGCGGCAACACACCGATGACCTATCATGACGCGGCGCATCTGATCATTGCGACGGCCTGGGACGCCAACCCTAAAGACGCTGTTCAACTCGTGAAGGCATATCGAGACCTGCCCGCAAGCCGGGTAAAAGAGAGCGCGTTTGTCGCTTTCGACGCGCTAGGTTCAACCTTTGGTGCGGCGCTTGCCAATATGCTTGAGTCCGTCCCTGAAGATCGGGAGGCTTTCAGTGCCGTCGAAGGCGCCCCGGGCCACATGTCCGTCCGGGTGATAATGTATGGCCCAGAGCCCAGGGCCGAAATTATCCTGATGAAGGATGACCAACCTCACACGTTCGAATTCGGCCCGATGTTCAGCCGTCCTATCGATCTCCGCAGGACGGCTGAGTTCAGTCAACTAACGCTCGGTTTCGTCGGAGAGTCGATTGCTGATGGGCTAGACAAATAG